AGAACCGAACTGCCCTGGTAATCTGTTCCAGGCCATTCATCATTTTCTTGGGCCCCATGATATATCTTGACAGCATAGTCATAATCTATGGAAGTCACCGGAACCGGCACGGCAATCAGTTCATGGGCCCACCCGAACCCAACGCAATATGGGTCTGAACCCTGGTCGAGAACTTTAGAACAATTCCAGTAAATGGACTTCGGTTCTAACCCCATTACCTTAGAACGGATTGGGAAGTTGCGTGACCGCTCATCAAAACTTTTCAGCCGTCCAAATTGTCGCTCCATATTCACTCCAGGTGACCCATGTCCCAACTGATTGCAGGTTTACCCCCATATTTCTCTTCCCATATACGATGCCAATGCTCATGTCCCCATGAAGGTTCGACAATATGTAAGCAATCTTCACTTAAAAAATACAGGTCAATGGCTTTCCCAAATTCATGTTGCGAATGGTTGTTAATGCCATCACATTTGCTTAACCCGGCATCGTAAAGCCTCTTTTGTTCATCGGATGACCGCTTGCAAAAATCAATGATGGGGCGTTCACCCATCCCTATCATTTCAATAATTAGAGAGCAGATATTTTTAGTAAACTCAAGCCGTGTCATTTTCCATCCGCCCGCCTTAGAAGATCGGCCATGATGATAAGATTCTGGGCAATCTCTATAAGTCCACCCTCTGGGGTCTTGAGATTTTTTGCTATTAGTTTTAATATTGCCTGAGATGCAATGACCTTGTTCCTGAGTTCGGCAAGGATTTCTTTCATTTCAATATCCTGAAATTCTTTGATTCCTGGAAGCTGATAATCACATCCCAGGGGATAGTTACAATCTTCTGACCGAATTGAATCTGATCCTCCATCCTGATTCTGAACATGGCATATCCGCCCTGAGTTGTGTCGAGGTCGATGGATATGATCTTCCGGTCAACCATGTGGATGGCCTCTTTGTAGTCGGTCCCCATGGAAACAGAATAGGAAATAGCCGGATTGCGGAAACTCCCTCCGCATCCAATCAGGAATAAGAAGGCAAGAAAGCAAAGCAATAGCTTTTTCATTTCTCCTTCCCCTTCTCCTTTTTTTCCTTCAGCCAATCCTCATGTTTGATGGCCTTGGGATCATAGAGTTCTGCCCATCCAGTTTCCTCCAGCCACTTGTAGATGCGGGAAATAGGGATGATGTAACTCATGTGATAGACGGCATTAGGGGCCCATACTGCCCATGTAACAGCGATACGGGATGGAATGCCTATGTATTCCTGTGTTGCCTGGAGGAATGCCCCGCCCCCTGAATTGCCGAATACCGAGGGTGCATTTAACATCCAGTAGGGAAGGTTGTCTATCTCGTCAGATAGGGAGGCGATCTGCCCAGCGGTAGGGAATGGTGAACGGCCCAGACCAGAGCCGCATACGTAGACTGGGTCAAAGATTCGGAGTTTATCAACCTTGTCTTTGGGCAGGAGTTTGACAGACTCAACCTTCTCGTCACTTCGCATTTTCAGAAGTGCAAGATCATGGTCTTTATTCCACTCGACAATGTCGGTAAGCACAAGTAGGGTTCCGGTGGCTGTACTCATGTTGAGATACTTGAAAATCTCGACCTCTATGGTAGCCCTCTTTTCTTTCTTGATGGACTTCTTTTCAAGGGAATCCCATTCCTCATTAATCTGGATTGCGCTGTCAACAACATGGTGATTCGTCAAAATATAAGTATCATAGCGTCCTGTGCATTGCTTACAGGTGAATATTACACCAGACCCCACGGAATTGTCAGCCCTAACCCGGACGGTAGGGTAGAGGATGAATTTGTGAAGGTCGTCGATGCTGTCTGCAAATGCCATTGTTGTAAATAACACTACAAGTGTAGTAAGAATCACAACAGGCCCAAATCGAATCTTTTTCATGTTAATACCCCATCATCTAACAGGAAGTATTTTTAATGCTCGAAGCACTAACTCCTGGTTTACTTTGATGTTATACATCACGGCTGCATTACCTATAACTGTTTTTTATTTCAGTTACGTCATCACACAGAGCATAATGCTGTATGCTATACATCTCTTTATCTAGCTTCTTGTCAAGCTGGTTACTGAAAGCATTGACCATAAAAAACGTGATGGTTAGCGTTAACCCCATAGCCGATATGATAGAAGCTAAGAGCCATCTGTAGGTTACGTATTTGATTTCTCCATTTCCATTAGTAGCCATGCGTTCATTCCCAATAAAAAAGCCACCCGATTAACTGAGTGGCTAGAAGACGATTGGATTATATTTCTGGTTAGTCATCCCAAAAACAAGTGAAAATATGTGTATCGCCACTCGTGTTAACTATTGCGTTTACCCCAACGGTGAAAGACCCATCCGATACGGTTTTAACACCATTCGTTATAGTGCCCGTTCCTATATTGATTGAATCCCCCGCATCCATGCCTTGAATCCAAGTCACCATATTGCTTCCTTCATCTCTGACAATATCAATGCGGTTAGGTGCCCCCTTGCGTGGGACTGTGATGGATAAATTATCTACCCCAGTGCCGGTGTAGGTTCCCCTGTAGAATTTTGGGTAAAGCAAAATCACACGATCCCCGTCGAATGCTTTGATCTGGGAGGGGCCAGGATCGGAGAAGACGTAATCAATATAATAGTAAACAGGTAGCCCCATTATTCCATTCGCGGGCAATGTTAAAGCGAATATTGTGACTCCATTCTTAGATGCTGCTGCAATTGCAGAAATGTCCCAGGTTTTCGTTTCCCAGGCACCACCAGCAAAATTAAAAACACCACGGTTCTGTTCATTATATGCAGCTTCACCAAAATGGAGATTCAAATTGGCTTGCGGAAGCGAATTGTATAAAGATACACTGAGATACTTATAGTTTGTTAAATCCCAGCTTCCCGCAGATTTTGTACATTTGATAATACCAGTAATCCCATCTGGAACGGTAACTCTTATCGAACCTGTGCCTTCATAAAGCGTAGTATTATCTAATGCAAGCGTAACACCCGCCCCAGAATGGACACTCCATTGCGTGGCAGCATCACAATCATCCAATTCAAGAAGCGTCCCACGCACGACCTTTATATCCCCCGGCTCTGTTGGGTCGTCTTCGTCCATGTAAATATCCAAATCCCCAGGAATAGTTACCTGCGTCATACCATCTACCTCATTCTCAAGATCGGTAATCCTTTGGTCAAGCTGTCTGATGTTATCCCGTAGTTGTTTAACTGTTGTATTGTTCTGCGCACTTGCATTACCAGCAAAAAACAGCAAACAAGCGATGACACAAACAGCCTTTCCCATGGTTCCCTCCGACCAGAATTATATTAATGCTCCGTTACAACTGGCATGGTTGAAGATGGATAGACCTTATCACCTTCACTCATTGTTTCATATTGTTCCGATGGGAAACCATCTTGCGTATATCCAACCGGAATAATACGAATATCGTAAGTAATATTTCGGCTCATATCAACAGCAGTGTAGCTGCTTTCCTTATTCGATGAGGTATGGAGCAGGGTGTACTTAGAAATATCTGCGAATGCCCCCACCTTATACATAATCTTATATTTCTTGACAAAGTACTCTCCGAAGTCGGACCAGTCAGACCAATCAATCTTTATTTTCTTTGGTTTTATTCTGCTTACGCTTGGTGTATAAGCAGACATTGACGGAATGGGGGGGGCAAATGTTCTAATAGTCGTAGGAGAAGGCCAAGCCCATTTTGATTTCCTGTTATCCTTCCCAATCGTCCTGACACACCAGTAGTATTTCGTATTATATGGCAAACTCCCTATCCGAACACTTATGGTGGATGGTTGGGGGGAAGCCGTAAACGTCCAATAGTCCCCCAGGTGTGCACTATATCTGGTGTGGAATGTGTATCCCCCAACGATTACCGTGGCCGTAGACGCAAACTCCACCATAACCCCATTGTTCAGGATTTGCAAATCTCCGTTTACTTCTACGTCAGTGGCCTCCCATGTGGCCCCTCCGTCATCAGACCACCTAAATTTATTAGGATAGCCCGAATCCGTTATCTCAACCTTGTAAGTTTTATTCGTTGTTTCTGTATATTCTCCGTCAACCCCCATCGTAAGCGAACCCGTGCCCGTGAATGTTGGCTCGCTGATTTGGGCGCCAGGGTCTTCGATAACCTTTTTAAACCATTTGCTGTCTCCCTTTTTCCTGTACCTGAATTCGTAACTCAGGCCAGCTTCCATGTTATCGCATTGGAATAGGAGATAAGTGTCAAGCTTATCTTGATCGGTAGTATCATCCATCCCCGTGGTAGCGACAAGGCCAGTCGGGGTATCATGTTTTAGGTCGGGATCGCTGATTGTGCTGTTGTAGGCTGAATGGACAGCAACGTGGACACCCGTCATATCATAAATGGAATTATTCTCTTCCTGAAAGGTGCAGGATAATTGCTGATCTGGTGTGACACTTGCAGATACAAGACGCATCCGTTCATTCGTCCAACCTGGAAACGAATGAGTAGTCTGGATAATATCTCCAGGGTCTAATGCAATGGTCCTTATAGAACATGGCAACGTATATGTCTTATTATATCTTGCCCTCTTGAGATGGTATGTTCCTATGTGAGCAGCGAGTTCATAACTCCCAACTCCAATCAGAACCTTGTCCATGACACGAGGTTCACCGTCAAGAGTAAGGTTGGTCGAGTCCGTGATGGTCAATGTCTTGGCGGTGTAATCATCGTCGGGGTCGTAGAAAGTAACCTTCGCTTGGTTGGGAGTTTCAGGAATGCCGGGCATGGAAATCTGGAATCGGTCCGGTAGAGTATTGATATCCCTCTCTGTTAGGGTCATTACCGCGCTATCGGCTGCATAGTTCTTCAGATAATATTTTCCCTCAGACCATATCATGTAACCCCTGAATGAGTCCATGATGTCCTGCAAGACTTCAATGAAGGGCATCTGGTCGAAGATTCCCCCGTTAAACTGAATCCACGGGTCTTGCGCATCACACCAAGTCGCAACGGTCGAGACAGAGGGAAGGTCGATCAATGAGTATGATATGCCCATCCCGTACCGATCATTTGTCATGAAGTCGAGCCACACGAGGGCGGGGTTCTGCGATTGCGGGGTATCTCCCGTACCCCATGATACGGTCCCAGTCCGTGGGTCATATAATGTTCTGCCCTTAATGACGGCTGTAATATCCGGCATCTTAGACCATGCTTCTTCATTGTAGGACAGGATGAAAGAACTATAGGCAGTCCACTTCATGGGGTCATTCCATCTGGGGTTGCCATATGTTCCGTTACTTAATAGCGTGTCTGATGTTTGATCGGCTGTTCCTAAATGATTGTTGGTTTGGACTAGATCCAATCCCTTATAATCGTCATAATATTGCATTCTCTTGTCGTCAAACTTAACCCTAGTTCCGCTAAGATCAGTAGCAATCCCCTCTATTGGACCCTCAGACCATGTTAGAGCAATAGCAAGATATTTGTGATCATCTCCGGCTGCATTGACGAATACCCTGTTGCCACCTACCCGACACTGGCCGTATACAACCCTTACAGGATCATTGCTTAGTTGGCTGTTGATTAGATGCCCCTGGGAGGTCTGGGAATATTTTGGCATCTTCGGTTTGGCAGAAGTCATGGCGTATGAAGCTACCGACATGGCAACGGAGAGGGCTACGGCTGCAACGGTAAACCATGAAACAAACATGGTGCTAATCATTATACCGCCACCAACAACTGCTACTGGCATATTATAATAATCTCCTAATATCTATCAGGTTAAACTTTAACCGTTCAAACATCTTGAATGGAATTGTCTTACCACCTTTTTCAGTAATTACATGAACGTTCCCATTACCCGTATATACTCCGGGAGCTGCACTGCCATCTCTCATTCTAAATACTACAAGATCGCCACGCCTGATATGCTCAACGTCAACTGACTCACCTAGCATAAGGAGGTATTCTTCCAGCTCCTTACGCCCCCCGCCTGATTCCCAAACATCTTTATAATTCTGTTCTGTGATTCCCCTATATTCTTCCTGAAACTTGAATCCCATTGTTCGATATAGATTACCAATAAATGATAGGCAATCCCATCCCCTAGAGGTATCCCCTAGGGAGTATTGGCAGTCCACAAACTTGCTCATACTATTTGACAGGTCTGCATCTTTCATTTGCGACCCCAGACTATATTCTTTTTGGCAAGTCCGGGAAGCCACCTGAAGCCTCCGAAGTTTGTAGTATTTCCGAGGGCACGACACCTATCGTATGATTGATCGCACCATGATACAGATGAATTTCCGGCCACAACTGTAGCCACATTTGCGCTTATTGCAGTAGACCCACTTGAAGCCGATATGGTCAATGTCTCAGCCGCAGAGAATGTTCCAGAGGTTTGAGTAAAATGCAGACTTCCTGCAATGTCTCCGGCTGTCCACGTTCCGGAGTCCTCATTTATCCCGACACAGTAAGCCCTCGCTCCGCTTATATTACCGACAAGACATGGTCCATGTGTCGAGTTAAATACGGTCACGGTCCCAGCATTAGTGGAATAGAGGGTCTGTATAGAATATGATGTGGATGCAGAATATGACGAGCTATTGCTAGACACGGCAGCCAGGATAGTTTCAGCAATAGCAAATATTCCAGACGTCTGGGTCAAGAATATGTGGCCCTCATAATCTCCATCGGCCCATTTCCCATCTTCGTTGTGGAATCCCGAAACGTATCCGTTAGCAGATGAAATATTTCCCCTGATCCAATGCCCTGTACTTACGGCGAATGTTCCTCCGGAATTGATTTCTATATTAGTCCCGAGTGGATCACCTGGATGGATTTCAAATGTCCCACCGGAATTGATGGTTATGTTTACGCCATAATAATTGCAAGTCCCGGCAGAATATTCGGACCCACTAGCCCACACAACCCCATGAGACCCTTCCTGAGTCCAATATTGACTGTCTACGCTACCATCAATTGGTCTGTTACTAGACGAGGAAACATGGGAAATAACGCAACGATAATTATTGGCGTCGGTCCCAGTAACTTCATCGGCTACATCCCCGAAGACCCAAGGGCAGGTCGCGTAATGGCTGCGACGAGGAGTCAACTTTTTCCACTTGATTAAATGGTTGTAAACCTCAACCCTGGCAGTCTTCTGATTGATTTCAATTTCGTCCGTATATCCCAAGAAAATGATGACGGAGTCTATTACCTTGTTATTATTGTCCAGCGCAGCCTGATAGACAGTAACCTGCTTGCCCCTGATTTCATTCGCAAGTGCTAGGTCGGAGAACTTGTTGTCAACATTATTGATTG